CTCGTGTAGAAGTAGGACCTGCATCATCACACACTAAACATGTTAATACAACAGACCCTGGAAAAGCACTTCCATCTGGAGGAGGTGGTGAATTCCGTAGAGTTGGAACTGCTGCTGGACCAACATCTTCTCAATCAGAATACACACCAACCTTAGATCCCGGTAAATCACTTCCATCTGGAACTCAAAATGCCGGTGCATTCTGCTCCAGTTGTGGAAAACCAAATACAACTGGTGGTACTTTCTGTCCAAACTGTGGTCAAAAGATGTAAATCGACTTTTTTTGCTCTTTTTATTGTAATTCCAATTGGGATGTTGTTTTTGTTTTTTTGAAAAAAAAAGAAACCAATTAGGAAGAATAAACAAGCTCATAAAAGGGGTGTCACTCGAACCTAACTACTTTCCATAAGCAGCCAGGATTTGCCGAGCAAACACTCCGTAGGGTTGTTTGCATTCAGCCAACGGGTTCTGTGCCAATTGGGGAAACTCTTTGTTTGCCCTGCGCACCGCCTCATTAAGCCGAATAATCTCCTGTTCAAAGTAAGCCTCTCCGTGTAGAGATAGTTCATGGATATAGTTCGTGCGTGTCTCTTCAAAAGAAGTCCTCTTTGACACGCCTGGGGTTTTCCTGCGCCACTGTATCATCTCGTTCAATACTGTCTTGTCCAAAGGGGCGACGATGACTCCTGCTAGATGTCTTTCAAATTTCCGTTTGCAGTAGTAGATGTCGTCCAAATCTTCAAAGTCGAATTCTCGATCCGATTTTGTAGCGTCGGTATACCCGATGCCATGGTCCATAAACCATTTTTTCATATTTCTGAAGGTTATAAATTCCTGTAATTTGTCATTTGGAGCTACGATGTGATCGTCGCCCCAAGTCGTCATTTCAACTGAATCCATTAGTTCCTTCAATGCCAAATCCACTTGTTGTTTGATCAATATGTCAATTATTGCAACCCATTGTATCCACCAATTGGCTACCGAGTTAAGAGGAGCTGTCACAGCTACTCCACTCGGAATTCCCTGGTGTTTACGTGCTACCGTATTCAATGCTATTATTAAAGGATGTATCATCGCTCGTACGAGCCCGATTCTTGCCTGTTGATTTTCTGGCTCATCCTGATAAAATTCATTTGCTTGGTAAGCATACTGCATGATCGCATCTCCTGACAAATTTCCGTCCCAAGTTTCAAAATCTCCAGCGATCACTTTGCCACCGAATCGTCCAATTCTATTGTACAACCCAGCAGCATCCGCTCCTGTAAGGTTCAATCCTACTCCCACGGGCATTGAGACGCACTTATCCTGCATTGCTGCATTAAAGGCGCCAAAATACTTCCGCAGCAGCATGTTGTACTCTAGCGGGCTCACGTCGAAGGTTCTGGTTTTGGCGTTCTTGATGTGTTTCAGCTTTCGTCTCTCATCTTTCAAATTAGAGTAAAGGGTCAATAGGATTTCCTTGCCTGATCTTACTTTGCACTCCATATCTTCGTAGCTCTCGCGGAACATTTTGATTACGTCCACGCTTTTTACAACGAAACTCTCCTTGAGTCTCGCGTACCTACGTTTATTCGGTTGCAATTCAATGTCAAACATCCATCTCTTTCCCTTCGCTCCAGCCGGCTTGAATCTCTTCCATAAGCCTGGCGAGGTGTCAAAATCTAAGCTGTTCACTTCTCCTCCTTCGGTTCCATTTATCTGCTCATCCCAAGTCAACAATCGTTTTCCTATTCCAATGCACGGTTTTAATGTGCTAAGAATCGTTGCCAAC